CCACCGCGATCCGCTGCGCCTGTGGGGTTCCGGAGGTCACCTGAGCGAACGCACCTCCTGCAAGGTCAGCGAAGGTGCTGTTATCCGCACTGTCCTGGATCTTGACAGTCGCGTCAGTTCCCGTGAAAGAGAACACGTGCAGGTAGGCCTGGAACCCGAACGACGACGGTGACACGTTGTTGACGGAGGAACCGTTGGTAGCAACCGTATCGGTGCGGATACCGGAGGTGAGCTGCTGTCCCCACTCCAACCCGAAGGAGTTCGCCTGAACACTGATCGCGCTCGTCAGCATGCCGTCGGTGGCCCGGGTCGGGGCGTAGTCTATCTGCTTAGCGTTGATCGATGCAGCTGCTCCCCCGAGGTTGGGGGTGATGAAGTAACTCGCAATCACGTCAGTCCGGGGGAGGGCGGAGAGCACCGGGTGCTCAGCCCCCGCAGCGTTGTCGAATACGGTCGTAAAATCCATGCTCCCATCGCGCAGACCGCCGAGACGCTCATGCGCGAACTTGTTGATCGCGGTTACGTCTAGGGTGGCCACCTGCCCGGATACGGAACCCAGAGCGTTCACGTCCCCGGAAAGGTCGAAACCACTGATATAGAAATTATCGCCCAACCCAGTTTGCCTGGAAATGAGACTCACCCCTCTCGGATGTCTGAAGCGCTAGGTGCGCCGGTCGGATGGTGCCTGGAACAGACAAAGAACTCGCTGCCGGATACCGGGAAACGAGCCAGCCGGTGGCAGCGCTTCACGTGACAGTTGTGCTTACGCAACAGGGCGAGTCCACCAAGGATGAGCGTGATGTCCCCCGCGAAACCGGACCACCACAGATACCAGGGACCGGAAGCACTGTCCAACCCTAGAAAGTGTCCAACGATGCTCACGGAACCTCCGCCCACACGTCGTTGATCACCAGGGGGAGGTTGATTACGAACGCCCGGTACTTCTTTCCGTCCTGATCCAGGTACCCCGCCTCGCCCTTGAGCTTCGACCCCGACTCTCCGAACAGGTCCACATCACGGACCTTGCCTCCCAGCGTGAAGTCTCCCGCGTAGGCGGAGAACAGCGCGTCTGCCGCTTGCAGGAGCGCAGGGTCAATCGAGTCGTAAGGCTGGGACTGAAAGTTCAGGTAGATACGAATGGTGTACGTGAGGACAATCGTCACAGCTTGCAGACCGCTGCCGCCCGGGAACGGCTCGACCGACTGCAACCACACTGCAGCCGAGAGCCCGTTCCCGGGGGCGTTCTTGGGTTCGTGACCGTTGACAGTCTCGAACAGTCCGGTGGCGGAAGCATGTGACACCACCTGATCGGAGATACCCGACACGTCAAGCGCCATCAGTTCATCCTTTCCAGATAGACCCCGAGAAGCTTGTGAGCGATCGGGAGGACCCGCGCGTTAAGGCGGTCCGTAACCTTCCGGAAAGTGGCGTAGCCCTTGAATCGGGTGGTCTGGTTACGTGCGCTGGTCCCTTCTAGCCACGGACCGTAAATGACTCCCCCGTCTGTCACAACGTCCACCAGGGCGGAGCGTACCTGGGTCTGCACCTGGGACTCGTAATATCCGGTCGGGTGCTGTAGGACCACGTGCAGCGTGTCCAAGACCATCCGCTTGCCCTCCGCCGCTACCTCGTGGCGGAGTTCAGTGTCGAAAGCCTTGACGGCAGCGCTGGCCCGGCCATCGAACAGGGGCCCTACCAACTTGATTTCAGTCGGCATCAGACAGTCCTCCGTCGTGCCTTGCGGCCGTAGAGGGTGACGGTCTGCGCCCGGAGTGCTCCCAGACCGCTGCCGATACCGGTGTCCTTGCGCGGTCCGCTGCCCAGGGAAGTGGCGTAAGCGCCCTGTTCCAACGTGAGTTCTACGGAAGCTTCCCCAATGGCCAACTGGCGGATGAGGGAAGGGGGCGTGTGGACGCTCACAGGGGCCGAAATCAGGTGGGTAGCGGCCGGAGTACCCTGGGCCCCCCGCAGGACCGTGAGTAGGCGACTGGCGAACACTGCGGCACCCGTATGGGCCGCTAGAACCGTACCGTCCCACGCCCGCTTCACCGTGAGGTTGTTCCCGGTCACATCTAGGATGAACATCCGCTCGGAATCCAGGGTGATCACCTCGTTCACAAAGAACTTGGTGCCGTCCGTAACGGTGAGCAGGTTGTCCCCTACGCTCACGGTTCCGACCCCGGTCCCCTGCTGAGTCTGTCCCGTGGTCACGTTGGCCCGGCCCGTTACGATCATCCGCTCAGAGTCCACCTTGATACTGTTCCCGACCCCGACGACAGAACCGTCCGTAACGGTGAGGGAAGTACCGGCAGCGGTGGTCACCGCTGCCGCGAGCGCTCCGCCGGGAGCGGTGTCGATGTTGAAACCGTAGGTAGCCGTGATGGACACATCACGCTGCGGAGTGTTCCCCCGGCCGAAACTCTCGCTGGTAGACCGGTTGAGTTCCATGTAAGTGAACGGAGGGGAGTACTGGGGGTGGCCCCAGAAGATGTTCGCATTACTGATGACATGGCCACCGCTGGTGACGACCGGAACGTTCACGGTGACATCAGCGATGTCCGACTGATCGAACCATATGCGCCACGGGTAGGCGTACTGGAAGTTCGGCCAGTCCCACGAAAGAGTTGCGTTGGTAGGGTAGAAGACTCGCTTCATTACCCCGTCAATGGCGCGCGACGCTGCCTCTATGGCACGGTCGATCTGCACGTCGTTGCGGGCGGTCTGCTTAATATCCAGAGCAGACTTAAGGTCTTCCCGGCTGCAATAGCAGGGAGTTGTAATGGTCACGAGTCCCCTACCGTTACCTTGCTTACTGGTCTAGGGGACACGCCCCCGGACAGGGATAGATGCAGTTGTTTCTCTGATGATAGCCGCTCAGCCTAGCTGCGGGCTACTCGACTACGCTTCAGCCCAGATCATGTCGAAGTTCCAGAGCTGAGCAACGCTCCCGGAAGCCGTTTTCATGACCAGGCCCTCACCAGGCAGGAGCATGAACGAAGCCGCGCTAGGAGCGGCCCCCGACCCGGTGGGACTCGCACCCGACCCGGAAGAGGTATCCGCCGGGGGTACACCGCCCAGGGTCAGCCCCGTGGTGGTGACTGTCGGGTTGGTTGACCGCACCTCCGCAATCGCATTGGGAGAGGATGAGGTGAACTTCCCGATGTTGGCAGCAGCGACCAGGGATCCTGCGCTGGCAGCGGAGATCCGGAAGATGTTCATCGAAACTGTGATGGACGTTGCAGCAGTCGCCCAGGGAACGATGGACAGGGCGTACATAGTGATTGTCTTCCCGCTGCCCAGGGGGTTGAAGATGGAAAGGAAGTTGTTCGCTGCCACCACCCCTGGAATGTCCGCCAGCGCTGTGATGTAGAAGTTGCTGCCCGCCGGTATGGCAGGCAGAGCGACCACAGAACCGGTTACAGTCTGCGTGCCGCTGGGAGTGGTGGTGACGGTCCCTGACACGGGGAACGTGGCGGGAGAGGTGACCGCCACGTTCTGCGTGCCGCTAGGGCTGGTGGTGACAGTTCCTGCCACTGTCTGAGTGCCACTGGGCGTGGTCGTTACGGTACCGCTCACGGGGAACGTGACGGGCGAGGTGACCGCCACGTTCTGAGTCCCGCTCGGGGTACTGGTTACCGTTCCGGTGACCGCGATTGGCGGGGCCACCATTGCGACATACAGTGGCATGGCTCTACCAGCTTGTCAGGCGAGCATTACCGTTCGCGGATGCCCAGATACCGTCAACCCGGCCCGAGTACATCGGGGTCGGGAACTCGAAAAACGAGCTTGCGGCAAGCTGGACCGTGTAGTCGGTAGAAGAGGCCGTGGTCCCGAACTTGATGAACAGGACAGCCGTACTCTCATTGAAGATCGTGCGCATCCGGTCGTTGCTGGACGCTGCGAACAACGTGACGTTGGTCGCGGAGGAGGCCACGCTTGCCGTTACGGCGGTTGTGGCCTGGGTAACTGTCATTCTCCGTTCCTCTCTGTGCTACATACCCGAGTGAGTCGCCGGGTCCCAGTCGTTCGGGTACTTCCACCCGTCGTAAGGGCAGTACCAGGCGCCAGGCTGATTGGGCGGACCCAACCGGAGAGGCTCTCCGTCGTTGGGACAGGCCAACGGGGGCTGAGTGGCGTAATAGTCGATGTACGAAGCCTGTAGTGCCAGGGTGGAGTAGAGGTCCCACCCGGTCACCCCTCCGCCGTCAGCCATCACGCCTCCTTGGTTTCACCCTGCGCGAACTTGTCACCCATGAACGCTTCGGGAGCAGCTTCGGGAGCAGCTTCGGGAGCAGTCTCGGGAGCAGTCTCGGGAGCAGCTTCGGTGCCGTGCGGATGGATGATGCTCTGGACGAAACCGACGGTTTCCCGGACGGCTTCCTCCCACGCGTTGGTAGATCCTCCGCTGGTGGCCTTGGGCATTCTTTGATCCTTTCCGAAAAGGGCCGGTACCCCGAAGGATACCGGCCCTGATGTGATTCCGATCAGGAGACCGACGCGCCGGTGTCCAGCGGAACATACGTGATGAACCACTGAACGGCACCGGTCATGGTGGCGACAGTAGTGGACCACGTGATGACCCCGGAGTCCACTACGAAGTCCGAGGTATCCCATACTGCGGTTCCCGCGTTGGAACCCACGACCATTGCACCGGGTACCCCCGCTGCTCCCTGGAAAGGAGCGAGCAGCGTACCGACTTCCTTACCCCCGATAACGGAGGTGGTGGCGATGCCCGAAGCGTTGAGAGTTCCCACCGTGGGCGTGATGCCCAACGACACCGAACCGGTAGTACCGGAAAGAACGGTAGTCACCCTGCCGAAAAGGGAGGTTACGATCACCGAGCCACCGGTAACCGTGAACAGGGTGCTAGAAGACCCGGAGTTCGGGGGAGTCAAAGCCGCCGTAACGACCTGATTTCCCGCGACCAGAGTGCGGACTTGCTGGCCCTTAATGAAATCGGCCACGGCTCACACCCCCAGAGCAACGAGGTTGCCCGGGGTACGCTGAACGACCAGGTCATGGGCGATGACGACCAGGGACCCGTTGGTCACAGTCACGGTCAGATACTTGAACGTGTCCGCAATCTGAGAAGTGAAAATGTCAACGACGGACATTTGACCCGTGGTGCCAGCCAACGCCAGGGAGTTGGTCGTCCAGACGGACGGTTGCTTGGTCCAACCGGTGCTTCCGTCGGTTGCAGTGGACAGGTACCAACGCGGAGTCTGACCGAAACCGTTGGCCAGGGTGAACGCGGTAGTGGCGCCTCCCGCAGTCTTGGAAGCAACAACCGCGATGCTAGAAGCACCGGTGGAAGTCACCACCAGGGAAACGGCGGAGCACTGCTCCATACTGAACGGCTTACCGGACGCAACACTGATCACGTTGTGCGTGCGTCCGAGACCTTCCATACCTGCCATGACAGGTACCTCCTACTTGTACGGCGCTAGTCTCGGGTAGGGGGTGCCAGTGCCCTACTTGCCTACTCGGCACCCGGGGGTTTGTTGCCGGATGCCTACTCGGGTTCTTTCGTGCTGCGCCCGGAATCGAACCGGTGGCACTGGGGGGATTTCAGTGCTGCTCCCATGAGCAGCGCAGCGGACTTACAGGTTACAGCCTACCCGCGTAGGCGGGCGTTTGCGGCCCGGAGGTTCCGGGCCGCGCGTTCCATACGATCCGGATTGTCCCGAAAGTGACCGATACCCGCGTTGCAGTAGTGGCAAGCGGCCCCACGGATGCACTTTCCGCAGGAACGCGAACCTTGACAGCACTCGTGGTCGTGGTCCACGTGCACTCCCCTCGGAGCTTCCGGATCTAGAGGCTCTTCACACAGGTAGCAGTTACCGCCCTGGGAAAGGATGATCCCCCGGAGTTGATCCCAAGTGATCCCGTGAGCGTACTTTAGATCACTGGAAATACTCCTTTTGTACTGTCGCCAGTAATCGGGGTCTTCCGCCCTCTTCTTAGCGTGATGCTTTCTAGACGCGGCTTTGAACTTTTCCGGGTCCGCTGCGTACGCCTCACGAGCTTTCTCGCGGTTGTACGCCCTGCGCGCTTCGGGGTCGTTCCAATCAACGACCGTTTCCTGTGATGCTCGCGGGACCCGGTTGCCAGAGCGTGTGTGTCGTCCGCACTGGCAACCCGGTTCGCACTTGCTGCTGCCTCTCATACCTTGAGTCTATCAGACGATGTCTTCTAGAACAAAGTAGTCGAGTCCACCAAGATCAGCGGGCCGCGACCTGAACGAAAGGCGATAGCGTGTTTGAGCTGCCGTTATGCGGAGTAAGGGGCGACTGGAGCCACGGGCGGCCATCGACCCTCTCGATGATCCTGTACGCAACTTGGTTGTTTTGGAACAAGAAATGTTCCGAAGAGTCAACGCGGACTTGCTGACGGTCACCGATCAGGTAGTACGAGAGATCGACGAAGTTCAGGTCACCGGTCGCACCCAGGGCCGGAGTCTTCTCAGTGAAGATCACCGGACGACCAAGGATGGTCATGGGCGGCATTTCGGAACCGTTCTGGCTCCAACCACCGATCCAGACCGGACCGCCACCGGTACCGACCGACAGCGCCATGGTGGCGAGCTGCGGGAAGGTGTCGATGGAAGCAATCCAGCACGCGTTCTTGAGCGAGGTGGGGAGCATCCGGGAGTACATGTTGACGATGTTCTCCCAGACCAGGGTCTTGGTGGTCTGTCCCGCTTCCTTGGCAACCTGAACGGACGCCTCGGAGTTAATGAAGCCTTCAGGCTCACCCACACCGGTACCGGTCATGAACGAGACATCCTCGAACCATGCCAGACCCTTGGGAACCCGCGCATCGAACCATCCGGAGAACGCCGGAGCGTCGTCGAGCAGTTCCGCCGGAACCTTGAAGAATCCGGTGAGCTTCTTAGCGTCCAGAACCACACGGCCGAAGGTGGCAGTGGACTCGGTGAGCGACGCCGCTTCCTCGGTCCAGTAGAACTGGACTCCACCGAACAGGGACGATACGTGACTAGTGTCGTCCACAGTAGGGATCGGCACGCGGAGCGTGCTCATGGGGATGACCGTAGCCTTGCTGCGCACGATCGAGTCTTCAAGCGCGAGCTGCAGGAGCTCGGACCGCATGATCACAGGGACCAGGAAGCCACCCGCACCTGGCTCCTCGGAACCGAACGAGTTCTGGAACTCCTGAATGCGCGACAGCTTGTCCACGAGCTGCTGCCGACCCGGCTTGGTGCTGGGGGCGCGGAGCTCGAAGATCGCCTTGCAGTACTCACCGATGCTGTTGAGCCGCTCATCCTTGGGGAGCGAGCGCTCCATCTGGGCACCCATGGCAGTCTTGTTGTACACCGTGCCACGGCCCTGGCTGACGGCCGTACTGTCCGCAGCGTCGAGCGTGGCGGACAGCTTGCCACCGAGCTTGCCGTTGGCACTGCCGTCCTTGTCGCCACCCGAGCGGACCATGTCGAACAGGACCGACTGGACCTGGTCACGCATGTCCGTGACGGTGTCAGGGTTGTTCTTGACGTACTGACCGGCGTAACTGTCGAGGAACCGCTTGGTGGTTCCGTCGGCCACTGCGGACGCCGAGAAGTACTCCTTCAACTTCGAGTGGTTTCCCAGAACGTCTAGCAGACCATCGGGGCTCTCGGGAATGTTCATCTTGGCCATTAGTTGCCTCCCTTCAAGGCGCCACGCAAGGCGATCGCCAAAAGCGCGGAATCGATCGAATCCCCCGGAGAGTAGTCCGGAGAGATCTTCTTCATGAGTCCCTCAAGCTTAGACTTTGCAGCGTCAGCATTCTTGAGGTCCTGGGTCTGAGAAAGGCGCGCGAGCGCGTTCCTCACTCCGGCCGCATTGGGCGGAGAGTCGGGGGTGTACCGGTACGGAAGAGCCCAGTGCGCTTGCGTGTCCGGGTCACCGGAGTT